TCCCAAGGCATAACTTTCTTGATTTTGATTACGTTGTGGTTGCGTCGAGGACGCATATCGTCGTTGTTGTGGAGGGTAATCATACCATTGACCATTTTCGTGTTGATAAAAAACTTTGTTTACGTTAGGATCATACGCCATTAAACAGTATTGTACCGGATAAACTACCTTTGTCAACTCTTTTTGTTGAGTCAACTCTGGGATTTTTATATTCCCACTTTGATAATCTTTTACACCATTATAGGCCAACCCTAACAGAGCAATAAGCACACCAACCCATTGTATCATTGTTCCGTTCCTTGTCAAGACCCGCTTCTCATTCATAGAGTATTTATCGGCAAAACTGGCCCATGAACTTTAGAAAATCCTAAACCCTTATCCCTCAACACTTTATGGCAAATCGCCGCGGCCCGCCTTGATGCAAAGTCTTATGCACCAAGGACTTATGGCTATTCAATCATCATCCCGTGAAAGTTCCCACCCTGCGGCCCTAACTATACTTTTTGTAGCGATTACATTAGTTTTAGGAGTAGCACTAATATAATCCCTATACCCTTGTTCATCTACATAAAAGTGCTCGTCGATAGTATCGAACTTATTTGTTAGCAACAAACCACAAATAGCCGCTTCTAGAGCATTAGGTTGAGACAGAATAACTTCTAGTGTGCCGCTCTTTACATAATACTTACCCATTTTCAATACTCCTGAAAAGTTTCAATACCAGTATCTAACACTACCATACGATCATCTATAAAACCAAAGTTGCCAATATGACGATCACCAATACGAATACCAGTATCGCCCTCGGCATGTTCACACAGATATTCAATCTGCTCCTCATAGTCATATCTGGCACATTCGCACCGCTCACAATCACAACCACCAGCACTGCTACTACAACCCAGAGTTCTTACTTTCTGTACCACATATCCCCATTGACTAAGCATAGGCTTGTTAGTCTTAGGATGGATTCCGATTGTAATACGACCAACTTCACTATGAACTTTAGGGGCATATCCGGCAGCATACAGAATCATTTGATAGCACCGTGCCAGTTCAGCGTGTTCCTTTGACAGGAATGTTTTGAAACCTTTGCGACGATTTACAACAAAGAAACTAGTACGACTACCATCGGCCTTGAGATACTTTGCACTAATCTTACCCATACTCAACTCCCTAAAGAAATAAGAACGTAACCATTATCTTCATCATGCTTATCAAAATCTAAAGGCTGGAGACGAAAACCCACGGGCCACGCGACCATAGAATCTGCTAAAATCCTATCTAGTTGAGTGCTACTAACGAAAGTGTCATAGTTTGTTCCAAAACTAATATCACTCTCCCTAATAGCCATCATAACAGTATCGTAGGGTAGTTTATTGTGTTCGCAAACATCTTCAAGAAGAACATAAGTATAAGTATGAGCAATCATTTTATCCTCAGTGTGATGGAAACAACACGTTAGCCAAACCCTTGACGCACAAGTTACAGTCTACACTGCCCTTCGTCGGTGTGCAAGTGACAACGCCACGACCACGACGGATTTCGGGGCAAGTGATAAACTTTGTATCATTCAGCACAACCAGTTTAGGCAGACTCTTACGCCACACTTCCGCTGCCGCCTTACGCTTGGGACGTTTCTTGGCAATCTTTTCGTCACTATCGCACCATGCGAACAGTTTGAAGCCTTGAGCCTTTGCCTCATTCATATCATTATCATTATGAACACTGGCATATACATTCATATACTTTTCCATAGCCACAAGCCGACTATCATAGATATGAGTATAAAACCACATATCGGGCAGACTAGTACCATCGGCCATAATACTCTCACAAGCCCACGTTACATTAGCAACATAGTCAAGGTCGAGTTGACCATCCTTGAACCAATCACCACGCTCATGCCAACGAATAGACTTCTCTTTACGAATCGCTTCCAGAATCATCGCTCTAATACGATTCTTCTCGGTGATAAGATTCATCATACCAGCGGGGCGAACATTAGGATACATTTTCTCGGTTTGCTCAGCATAGCAACCGTCGCCCAAATAAACACAAGTAGGGGGACAAGTATCACCAACGGGCCGACTCACGACCAAACAACCCTTACCCAACTTATCGTTACCGTTTGCAACTTTCATCATGTTTCTCCTATGCTAACGATTCTATACTAGAGTATCGGCATTGTCAAGGGAAAACTTTATCAGTTGTTGCAGAAAACGAAACAACTCGTAAGTGCTTGTGGGATAAGAGTTTACGTCAATCCGCCGCCCGCACTTTCGTCGTAAAGTCTTACAGAATAAGGACTTAGCGAGAATGACGGGACTCGAACCCGCAACCTCTAGCGTGACAGGCTAGCGATCTAACCGATTGATCTACATTCCCAAATAGCCCCAAGAGGAATCGAACCTCTAACCAGTGCTTAGAAGGCACTTGTTATATCCATTTAACTATGGGGCCATATGCCTATTATACTGTATCCACTCAATGCCGCAAGCCCCCACGGTTTCCCGTGGAGGCTGAAGCGGTTTGATGATAGAATCAGTCGATCAAGCCTCGACCGTTTCCTTGACCTTCTTAGGATTCGCGGAGTCGCCCGCAGCCTCGGCAGTCACACCCGTAACACGGGCACGCCACACCTTATAACCCTGCTCAGAAAAACTCTTGATCTCACCGGCCTTTACGTTCGCATGAACGTCGCCGGGAAGATTCTCATTCAGTGCATCAGTCAGGCTCGCCACGACCGAATCACGATCCAGTTCATCGGCAACAACATCAACAGTAAAAGCAAACTTCTTCATTGTAATCATCTCCAAAAAGTGTAATCGAACCAAGTAAAGTAATCATACCAACCGTATCATCACTTGTCAAGGGCTAGGTCGAACTTTTTTGGTTGCGATCAACCAGCGTCTTGTCTTGTGATGCTATCAGTATAGCATAGTTATCGGCACTGTCAACCCCTTCTCATTAGTATTTTTCACGATTGTTCCTAAGTCGTTATGGGATAAGAGTTTACGTCGAATCGCCGCGGCCGTCCTCGCCGCAAAGTCTTATGCGGCAAGGCTTTAGGCTCAGGAGAGAAAACCCTCACAACCCTTGTCCACAAGGTCACGCAGCAGATTTTCAGCCGCTTCGGGAGTCTTGAGAGTTACGCTGTTCTTCGTGCCTGGAGTTGCAGGAACGAACGTGTCGTACTTCCAGCCACCAACCAGAGCATCACTCCAATCCTTGGCTTCCTTCAAGCCCCATCCGGTGTGAGTTCGGATAGCCTTGATGCAGTAGATACGATTATCCAGAGTCATGCCACCAGTGATGGTAACGGTGCGATTCTGGCTCACGCCCAACGCAATCTCCACAGAGTTCACGATCTTGTGATACAGTTCAGCATCGTTGTTGTATGCCCAGTTGCTAGCCAAATACATAGCCTCACGAACAGTCAGTTGCAGATTAATCATACCTTAAAATCTCCTAAATACTTGGAATCTATTTCTCTAAGATCGTCGAACGAGCAGTGTCGTTCTTCTAAAATATAAACTTGTTTACCACTAGTAATGAGTGTAGCGTATTCGCTTTCATCCCATATGAACTCATTGCTATCGCTCTCACGACGCCAGTATGGATCACGAAGTGGATTATAAAACACACGCTCAAGATTGTCAATAGGCAACGTAGGATAAAAATCCTTGCGAAGCATAACTTCCTCACACTTTACCCATCCGCTCACATCATGCACACCAGCCTCAAATACTTGTTTGGCTTTATTTGGTCGATTGCGAAGTTTACAACCCCTCATTTCCAACTGGTATTCTTTGGGATCGTAATAATATACATCAACAGTCTTACTACCTTGCTTAACTTTAATCTGCCAGTGCATAAAATGTTCGCCACTGGAAAGATGAAAACGAACTTCACCGTGCATTGGTCGTGATTTCATATGGAATATTCCCTAATAAAATGTCAAAACATTGTTGACAAATCATACTATCCAACATTCTGTGCTGGCTTGGATTAAGATATGTAAAAGCCTCTTCGGACTCTTTACCATTAATCCATACTTCAATATCATTATCCTCAACCCAAATATCTTGATGATTACCGCATATTCTACAATCAACGGGAATACAATGCTTTCCCCCCTTTAAATAATCATTTCTATCCCAATCCATGATTGATCTCCTCAAACGATTATATACTATTAACCAAGTCTTGTCAAGACCTTTAAACTTTCGCTGACTACAGCCACCCCAGCCAAATCCGTAGGATTAGGAAAGACAAGCGTTGGGTTGAGCCATACTCGACCGCCATTTAACCGTGGCTTCTTTGATATCATTCTGCCAACGGCCCACCCACTTGTTTCCCTAAGTATACTTCTATTATCGGTCAGTGTCAAGGGTTTTCTTTAAAAATCCTAAGTGGTTGATAGATAAGAGTTTACGTCAAATCCGGCCGCCCCGGGTTGCTCTAAAGTCTTACGCTTCAATACTTTAGATACCACCAATAGCAATCACCACAGAAACTCCAAAAAACCTCATGCTTATCTAGCATATAGCACATTTCATTACAGTTACCACAATAGCAAACATTATCAAGAGTTTTCATAAACTAACTCCACATACTTGTTGACCAGTTCGCTGGTACCAATCTCATGCAATCCAATCAACTCTTTGGCCTTATCTACGTTATGCTTATTTACAGCGGCCATTCTATTCTTGAAAAAACTAAGAATATAAATCATAGCCTTTGTACGATCTTCATTCATGATGGATAATCCTTTGGGTAATCGTTTTCTGGTCGTTTTGGTTTTGGCTGTCCCTCATATGGCATCCACCACGGAGCATCCATACGATCTACTATACCGGGACTTTCTTCACAAATCAAGATATGTTCACTTACCGGATCATCCTTATGAATCTCATACCTTCCCTGCCACACCCCAATATACTCGCCAAAGTAATAAACCTTTTGGCCGTTGATGGGGCGACGAGGACCAAAAAAACTAATCCATTCCATTACTCACCCCCATAACTACGATATATCTCGTAGCATTTTTCGATAGTCTCATCAGACTCATCATCATTTTTTACAGAGATACCATTCTCATACTTATGAAACAGTTCGCTAAAAAGTCCGTAAAGTTTTCTTTCCTGTTGTCTACACTTTTCAATATTCATTATTTTCCCCTCGTAATAATCAAACACATTGTACCAGTATCACTATCGGTATATCTCACAGTCTCATGAGGCCCGTAATACCAAGCATCATTCTTGGAGAAGTTGAATACAACCTCATCGGTCTTGAGTTGAGTATCATTATACCCACCCTCATACCCAAGAGTCAATACCCTCATATCACCGGGATAACCCTTCAACTGCTCAATCAGTTCATTAACGGTCATTCTTCATTCTCCGGAGGAAACATATTGTTCCAAGATTCATCATCGTTACCGCTCAACAGAATCTCACGCTGTTCAGCATTAAGATGAGGAAAGCACTGTTGAAGATAACCACCATTAAGCCACTCGTTAGCAGCACTCAGTTTAACAGTGATACTAAACGGCTTAGCACTCATGGTGTAACCTGAAAAAGTAAGATTCTCACCATCAACCGTTCGGGTCACCTTATCACTCAGACAATACCGCTCAAAGCCAATCATAGTTTTTCTCCTTGTTCTACCATTCTACACTAGTATTATCGGCTTGTCAATAGGCTTTTCTTTAGCAATCCTAAGTTGTTGGTGGGTAAGACTTTGCGACGAATCCGGCCGCGGCAGTTTGCCCTAAACTCTTACAGCGTAAGCATTTAGAGCGAACCCCTTTTGAATATGGTATACCGGCTGTTAATGGATCGACTTAGTGGATAGATGGATTCGAACCATCAACTCCTCTTGTATTTAAACAAGTGGAACTCTACCTTTGAGTTATACCCACCGATAGTTTTACGATAAGTGTCCGGTATCACGCACCTATCAACCCGATACCTTGCGGGTATCTAGGTTTCTATCCGACCCCTGTTTGTTACCAGCGAACCTTTTACGCCCCGATTCTTATCCTCATCAGTATGGAGCGACCATACCGATTTGGAACCGCCCACGCTCACTTTCGTCCAGTTGCGAACTGGCTCAGGCAAGAGGTAACGGCTACTGGTTGTATTGCTCGTGGTGAGGATGCCATCCCACATAGATTAGCACTACTATACAGCGTATAAGCCCGCTGTCAACCCCACGCTGCATAACAGCCGTAGGTTTATCGTAATGGCTTATCCTAATCTAGTCCCGTCGCATGGACCCACGGATGTTTGTTTTGTCTTATAGGCTCATTCTATCATCTATTATCGACCTGTCAATACCCTGTTCTTTAGATTTTTTGTCTTCGTCGGATTTCATCAGAGCAATAGCAGATTTCATCAGCATAGTAGCCATAGTTCGGCTGGTCAGGCCATGCTTTCAAAACTTCCCTACAATCTTTAATGGTAAAAAGAAGTTCAGAATAAGTCATCTTCTTAACCTTTTTAGCGTAAGCCGCATGATCCATAAACTTAGTGGCAAACATCTTTTGTCTCCTGTGCCATGATTCTACACTCCTATTATCGGTCTGTCAAGAGCATATTCTGTAGAAAAAACTTTTTGATGCAAGTCTATAGATGATAAGAGTTTACGTCAAAACCGGGCGGGCAGCTTTGTTGTAAAGTCTTACGCCGCAACAGTTTGCATTCGCTCATATACAGTATGAATAATATCCTGATTATCCCTATAGAATGCTCGTGTTTTAATACAAGACTTAATCTGATCCTTGGGATACTTCTGGATATACTCCCAAGCATCTTTCACATGTTCATTTGACCACAATCGCCCAATCAAATCCTCAGCCTTAACGGTAAAGGCAACGTCAACATATCCCTGCTTATTGATCACAATGAACAGAAACCGAATTTGCTTCTCCCTCTCGCTCAATCCATAATACTTACTAGGATCAAGCCACTGTAAATCGGCCTGCTTCTTACACTCCACAAGACAATCCAACATATCATTTTTATAATCATACAACGTATGGCTAGTCCGCTCCCAACCATTATCCCTAGAAAGAATACGAGACAATACATTCTCCTTGCCCCCGTACCCCTTAAGATTCACAATAGACAGCAATTGCTTTTGCGTAGTGGTAAGCATAGCGATGGTATCTTACTGCTTAATCTTGTTTTGTCAAGAGTTTTCGCTGACTATACCCACTCAACCCAAATCCGTAGGATTACCTGATACAAGCCAATGACCCCACAGGGAATCGAACCCTGATTCTCGGAGCGAAAATCCGATTTCCTAACCGTTAGAAGATGGGGCCAAGATATTTACCAGACTACCTTTTCAATCCTCAGATCACTACCATACTTATCTTTAGCCTTTCTCCAAGCATCATACTGACTAAATGATACAACATAGCCAACGAATCGGCCATGTTGAAACACTCTCCACGACATTCCGGCAAGACATTGAGCAGTGGTCATATGAATCTCCTTTGCCCGATTATACACATTATCGGGTGTTTGTCAATACAACTTTAGATTTTCCACAAGTCTTTGATCAATAAGAGTTTGCATCAACATCGGCCGCACCGGCTCGCACTAAAGTCTTGTGGCTAAAGACCTTAGAGCGAGTCTGCTTTTTCAGCAGAAAAGGTGGGCCAGACCAGCCTTGAAGATAGTACCTCCAAGGAGGGGGCGACGACAGTTTACAACTCGTTCAGCATAGAAGTTGCGAACAGTACCATCAGCACTACGACCCGTAATAAGATGGCGAGTACGCTGGAAGTTACTATCGTTTCGTCGGTAGTTGCTTTTAGCATTCAGTCTACGAATCTGATTATCGTCCAACATAGTCACGCCAAGTACCTTTACAAGAAAACGCTCAGGATCACCCTTTGCGGGCTGGAGATATTCAAAGTTGAAAACATCGCCAACCTTTGCGGTTGACAGACTACCATGAGTACCACTGTATATATGATACAGAGAGAATGCCAGAAGGCAGGCCATAGCACCAATCACACAACCGCCGTAAACCAAAATATCGTTCGTCATTTAGAACCCTTTCGTTGTGAGAAATCCATCATTTCACCCATTCTACAGTATATTATCGGCATTGTCAAGCGGTCTTCTTGAGAAAATCTTTTCTTGCTATAAGTTGTTGAAACACAAGACTTTGCAGAAAAACCGGCCGACCAGCCTTGGCGTAAACTTTTACGCAGCAAGGCTTTACACTCACTCAAAATCTACGAAGATAATCTGATTGTATCCTCGCGGCTTCACGGTATAACCATCACCATAGTCGTAGGTATCGGCCTTTACCGCAGTCATATTCGCCAGAGACTTAGCCTGTCGAATAACGCTACGCTGAGACTCAGCATTACGAGGCTGAAACTCATACCGCTTCACCCAACCATAGTTAGCCTCACCGCCAAACGTATCAGTAACCGTCACAACACACTTCGTCATTTTCACTGTCTCCTTTGGTTTTATCTTATCACACAATCAAACGTTGTCAAGCATACGGATTCAAGATATCAGCAGCCCAATCCTCAATACGGTTACCAGCAGCACCACGGCTACTGTCTTTCCTGATAGATATCTTGCGAACATCATCCGCAAAAAACGTACCACATTCTCCCATGCTACAGTTGTCGAGGGTAACAATAAGAAACTCGTTACCATTGTCGATAACAGCATGAGACATGGTGCCAAGAGCATCAGCAGCAGCGAGTCTCATTTCCTGAAGGGTAATCATGTTATTTCCAGTTGTTACGGCGACATTCCTCAGCCCATTCAGCATCTTCACGACGAGTACGATCATTGTACCCATAACCACCATTAGTCAAGTAGTTATCTTTCACAGCATCATAGCCATCGTCACTATCCACAAACGGCTCGCAATGTTCCTTGCAACGCGAGCAAATATCACCACGATAGATCGTCACACCACAGCAGTCACTCAACATTTTTCACTCTCTTTCTTACTCTTTATATCGGTATTCTACCAGCCTAAACTTTAGAAGTCAAGCATATTTTTTTGAAAATCGTAAGTTGTTGTGTCTCAATAGTTTGCGTCAAATGCGTCCGCTGGGCCTTGGCGTAAACTCTTACGCATCAAGGCTTTAGATCACTTGGCCTTAGAGTCGTTCATTTTCTTTAAAACTTCAACAATCATAGGAATACCATAGAACATTTTTTAGTCTCCTAGTAGTTTACCACCCACGCCGCGATACATCCGAAGACAAACGCAATAGATAAAACAATAGCATCCCCATCTTTCATACCTAATCCTTTTTTACAGTAGGAAAAACCAGGTCACAAACAAACCAAGAACACACAAGGCCAGCAATAAATCCAGCACCGAAACTATTCCAGTCTAAATATATATCGGCCATCCATGGCTCCTTACTTAAGTAATAAAAAACAAAGATATAAATAAACCAAAAAGAAACATAGTAGCAATAACTAGCGACATTCTTCTATGATCCAACAAAGAAAAGTATTTAGTAAAATAACACCATATAAACCCGCGAGATATAAAATCATCCTCCCACCACCATTCCTTCCATAAAAGGATATTCCTTACCATTCAGTTTCACGAACCACTCATACTTGTGCTGGTACACACGAACGGGGCTATACTGGTTGATTCTATCCTTGGTGGTACTGGTTTGCCAACCCCCAGTCTGGAGGGTATAGGTATTGTCAGCATGAATCTTTACCACATAGGTGCTGTGGAGCAAAATACCAACCGATCCACACGGCAGGATTTCAGCGTAGGTGTTGTTTCCCACCTTGCGGCTGTCCTTATTCCGCTTGCCACGAACCATAGAAACTGCTTCAGCGTGAGTCATGTTCTTTTCCTTCTGGGTGATGTTCTAAGTATACTCTACTTATCGGCTTTGTCAACCGCGATTCTTAAAATATTCGCGGATTCTTTTTTCGTCTCGTCGATTCTCAAAAAAGGTTACGATTTCGATATACATCATATAACCGAAAATCGCCAAAAATACCAGTCCAAACATTTGTTTTCCTTTTCCTTTGTATCGACATTATACAGGAAGAAACTTTAGAAGTCAACAACAAAATAAAAGATTCTAGAGTTGCTTTAAGTCGTTGAGCCTAAAGAGTTTACGTCAAGATCGTGCGGCCCGATTCGTCGTAAAGTCTTATGCAACAAGTAGTTAGATTCTTATAATATTGGTGTATAAACCATAGTCTACATTTCCATACCGGAGACGAGTACTATGGCAAAATATGATCCACAAGAATATCAGCGAAATAAAGAGTCTTACAAGATTAGAAACCAAAGATACAAGAGCAAACATAGGTCTATGGTGAACCAAAAACAATCGGAATATAGATCAAAAACAAAAGATAAAATCAATCAGTATTCTAAAAGTCGTAGAAATAAAATAAGGATTCTATATGATGAATACATGAAAGATAAATCTTGCTTACATTGTGGATATGATGATTCTCGCTCTCTCGTATGGCATCATACCGACCCATCACAAAAGAAAAATGGAGTTATTCAGTTGGTTGGTAAAAAACACGGGTGGGATACTATCATGACAGAAATAAACAAATGTATATGCTTATGCCATAATTGTCATAATATATTACATAATCACCAGTCACCATAGTCATCCATTGAAGGATTATAGTATTCATCTTCGGCCCAGCCTACTGACCCCATAGCGCTGTCGTGATCTCCATCCATGCTGTCATCATAGTGATCAGAGTAATCGTCATCGTGATCAGCATCGGCATGATAGGCCGAACTATCTTCGCCATAGAAAGCGTCATGGTAATCATATTGATAATCGTCAAAGTGACTGCTCATGTCATCATCCTCATAAGAGTTATCGGGATCGAACAAAGGATCAGGGTGACTCATAACTAATCCTTACAAAGAACACAAAAACACAATCCAATATATGCCACGATAAAAAGAAGAGCGTTCATTAGTATATATTTGCCCAAAATGGTTCATTCGGAGTCAACTCGTCAACAATACCCACAATATCTGCCCAATCCCAGTAGTTGATCTCCATATTGGGATCATCAATCGGCTCGACCATAGGCTCGACGATACCCCGCTCGGCAAGGTCGGCCAGAACACCATTCACTTCGTCGAAGTCGTTCAGCATCTTATGCTCTCCGTTGGTGGTCGCGATCATCATGCCACGATTATACATACATTATCGGCCAATGCAAGGGGTAATCGTGAATATTTTTCCTTACAATACTGTAAGGTTCGCAAGTACTTATCGCACAATCTTTTATGAAAAATCGGGCCCCTCCATTTTACGTTTTGCCTACATTTACGCTGACTATAGCCCACCTTGCCAACCCTGTAGGTTGTGGTGATACAAAATAAGCCCTGACTTACTCAAGCCGGTTGTAGCGAATCGTTCTGGATTGCTGCATCCATCACCTTACCCGCCTTGAACCTGACCACGTTGTGAGCGGACACCATCACACTCTCACCCGTTCGAGGATTGCGAGCGTTGCGAGGGGCGACCCTCTTGACTACGAACACACCGAAGTTGCGAAGTTCGATGCGACCAGTGGTAGAGAGCGTTTCGATCATGTTGTCTAGTGTGGCTTGCACGATCTCACGAGCCTGCTCGCCCGTCACACCCACCCGCTCCGCAATCCGCTCAATCATTTCACGCTTCGTACTGCTCATCTGTTTCTCTCCGTTATGATACCTTGATTATACTACATATTATCGTCATGTCAATAAGAAAATCTTTGAGAAAAATAAAAATAATCTTGTGCCAAAATATTTTATTTTCTTAAACAGAAGATCGTATCGATCAGCATATTAGTCGTAAGTATATATGCCATAACGCTTTAGATCAAACTGGGTCCGCCCGCATTTTTCTAAATGATTAGATGTCAAGATTTTGTATCATCAAATCTTTGAGCACTAGTGTACGGATGTCACCCCTCCGAGAAGGGGGAGACTTCCTCTCCACAAGCAAGAATCGCCTCATACTGTGCGGCCAATGCGGCCTTACGTTCAGCCGAACCTGGCTTGCCAACCTTTACGATCATAAGATCGTCACCCCCCTTATAGCGGGGATCGGCTTTTTCAGCCTTGATACTACCAGCATTACGCAACGCCTTGCGATTGAACTTCAAAACCTTCTCGCTACGGATCGGGCCATATACCCCATCAGCGAGTGATGGTTGGTGAGGGATTGCGATTCCAAGAAAGCACATGCGAACCTGACGCTTGGCATCTTCGATAATCTTGAACTTGGTAGCCATTTTCTTTTTCTCTCTTGGTTGGTGATACTGGAATGATTCTAGGAAACTTTTCTCGCCTTGCATACCCCCCTTATGGGCGAGAGTTCATGAACCTTTCGGCATTGTAAGAAGTTTTGAAGGTTGCCAGAAGCCTACGGGAATATCCGTTGGGATACTTGGTTTCCCTATAAACCTTATACTTACCCTTTACGACGATTAGAACCAGCGTTTCCATTTTCACTCTCTCTTTCTTATACCTATATATAGAGCAATCGGTGTGCCAAACATAGATTATTCTTTTTTGCGTTTCGCTCGGGAAAAACGCTATGACATTTTTTGATCCCCCTTTTTAAGCGTAGCATTTTGCAACACCCTGTAGCATTTTGCGTTAGTGATTTTGGCCGTCAAACACTACCATTGTAGCATTTTGCAACGGATTACCCATCTTACCATGCCTCTTTTTTAGGCTTAAAATTTTTTATTCCGCGGCACAGTATTTGCTATATTCACTAGTCATAAGTCATTACGCCACAATGCTTTACGTCAAATCGGTGGTCCCGGATTTTTCGTAAATGATTATCCATCAAGGGTTTACGTCTAATTACCCCCTATACTTGGGGGGATAGCTCCCCATCCACACCATATGGTCTCGATACCCCTTCGCGTGGGGGGTTCCGTGCCTCTTGCGTATAAGTCGCAACTGTGCCGCCAGCGTCCCCCTATAAATAGGGGATGGGTCACGTTGAATCCATTCTCCAATCCACTTGTTCGCAGGAACAGCAACCAAAAGTCTATGATCGAAAACTTGCATCTTTCCCCTTATTATTTGCGAAGAGTAGCACCGTTCGCCTTAGCGTACCTATACATGGCACGCTCGTCAACCATGAAACGCTCTACGCCTTTCAGATCTTTGAAATCCCAATGGTAGGTAAGCACATCTGAACGAACCATCCAACGCGCTTCAACATCGGAAGTACGCTTGAGCGTGTAGCCTATCTTTTTCAACTCTTTTGCAATCGTTTTGCTGTTCATTTTTCACCTAGACGAAGAGATACGATTCATGAAGCGTATAGCATCTTCGGAAGTCTTGAACTTGCCTAGTAACTTACGATTTTTCCCGTCATACGCACCGGAAATAATCTGAAATACCTTGAAAACCTTACCGTGCTGTTCGAGCGAAGTGTTCATTTGTTTTCTCCTCTATTCCTTATATCGACATTATACCCGGTCATTCTTTAGATTGCAAGTAAAATATTTCCTTAAAATATCGTAAGGTTATCTTCAGCAAATATCATGCCAAAAAACATTTTTTCTTTTAGCACACCGTTTGCTGTAGCGATTCGCCGCAAATCCTTATGTAGCAATACTTTACGTCAAACCTGAGCCCGCGGCTTTGCTGTAAATGCTTATGCAGCAATGGTTTACGTCAAGCCTTTCCCCCTAGTGGGGGGTGTATCCCCCTAGGCAAACTCCTCCTCGCCTTGGAAATCGTCGAGCCATTCATCATCCGTTTCGGGGTATTCGTCACCCATGATCGAATCATAGCCCTCTCCGTCATCGAGGCCCGGAATATAATCGTCATCGTCCCCGTATCCCGTTTCCCAGATGCTACCATCTTCGGCTACCATTTCTTCCCAAGCCTTGAACATATCTTCCTCATTGATTTCGCTCATATCGTATACAAAGTCATTGCTCATTGTATGATCCTTATGCAAAAAGGTTTTCGGAAGTTTCGCTCATCTTATCGGCATAAAGGCTACGATACCCTATGCCATCATTCCGCGTATCATCTTCGATCATGATCGTGATCAACTCACGATTGCTCATCTTCTTGATTTCTACAACCAAGCCCGTATATCGCTTACCATCATACGTTGTCGAGATTTCTGTATTCAGTGTCATTTCTTTTCCTTTTCCCTAGTATACTTATCGGCAATCCTACGTCAACCCCACTAGAAAATATTTTTTCAGTGAGCAAAAGCCGGAAGCCTTTTGATGATATTTACCCTACACCCATCCTCACCATCCCACTTATCGAAAGCGGCAGTAGTTGCCTGATCCTCAGTATAAAACGGGCCGATGAAATCCAGTTCACAATCCCAAGCGTCTACGATTTGAGCGAAGTATGTCATTTCTTTTTCTCCCTTTTCTCTTATATCGTCATTATACAGAATCCACTTTAGATTGCAAGCACAAAGTTTCCTTACAATGTCGTAAGGATACCAGTAGCAAATGTCATACCAAGAATATAGTATTCCCTTAAACATAACATCGTGTCGATCATATGATTAGCCATAAGTCTATATACAGCAATACTTTACGTCAAATCGGGCCGCCCCATTTTTCTAAATTTAACATACCCCCCTTAGGTAGCATGTATGAATACTTGTTCATTTTTTGTCTTGTTAGTAATGCTCACAATCCAGTTACGCCCACTACCATCCTCACGCATGATAGCATTGATGATGCCCACATGAGCGTTGCCCTTTGGGTCAATCACACTGCCATACTTGCCAGCACGCATAGCGGCCATAATCTTGTCGAGGCTATTCATTTTCTTTTCCTGTAGAGTGATCATACTATATACCTTATTCCCTTACTTGTCAAGAGGCATTCATGAATCGGATGGCTTCTTCACTATTCTTGAACGTACCAAGCAACTTCCTATTTTTCCCATCATTCTTATTCGAATCCATCCTATATACCTTATACTTCTTACCAACCTGAATGAGAGTCAGCATTTTGGCCTTTCTTTCTTGTGTGCTGCTATTATACCATATTTATCGGCCATTGCAAGACAAATCTTGAAATATATTTTCGTGCCAAATAAAAATATTTTTAGAGCAAATTTCGTGCCAAATATATTATTCTCTTAAACACAAGATAGTATCAATCACCCGATTATACATAAACCCATACCCTACAACACTTTACGTCAAAATTGGCCCCATAGCCTTATAAAAATCCTTTGGTTTGCCCAGGGGGTTTTTTTGTTTTCCAAAGGACTCCCATGATTTTCCCATAAAACCCGGGGTGGTACAAACACAATAGGGGACTCTATAATATAATTGGCCAGTTTATTAGCCTAATTCCCCCATAATAATCTTTTATATTGTATCCATAATCACCATATCCATATACCTAAAGACCCCAGTTCTAAATCACACAAACTTTTACTACCAATTGGCCATATTGCCCCACCATCCTGCACCACAAAATAATATTCATGAATCTTTATCATCATAGAACCTAAGAATCAATTACAAATATTTTTTAAAAAATCTCACCCCTATTATTATAATTGGCCAGTTTACATAATTATTTATTTTTTGGTGATATTAACTCCCATCTGCACCACAAATACCAAATCATAAATTCATAAGTAGCAAGATCCCTATGACATATATTTAAATAAGCTAATTGGGCTTACCATCTTTTAATAACGCGGCAACTGGATTATGCAGAAAGACGTGGCCACATAATTTTTAGCAACTCAGAATGAGTTATTAAAAGATAAAAAAAATGGACCAGTAAAAACTGGCCCACTCTTTAGTCAAATATAGAAAGATATCCATCATGTATTATGATATTCAAGTCCTCTTTCTAAGAAATGATCCTCATATTTATCAAAACCAAAATGTTTCTTAGCAAACTCTAATACTGTTTCGGGCTTAAAGCAAGAGCAAGAATAAACATCTAAACTAATAAATCTTTTTGCCTCTATAGCATGTATTTGTATACCACTTTCGATTAATCCAACCCACCCACTTACGCCATACTTATCTGCATAAATTTCCTTACCATGATCCGTTGGACCATGAATAACTATAGGAGGAGTCATTCTTGTCATTCCTATTTCATCAACCAGTCTTTCTAAAAATCTATATACTAATTCTAGATCATCCGCTGTTCCTTCTTTAGTATTATACATGTCTAGAAAATAACTATATCCGAATGGCTTCTTATCAGACATTTGTGCTTTCTCCAACAGAAACTACTAATGATGGATTTTTCTTCCTTCTACCCTTTTGCTTTTGAATACCAAGCTTTCTACGCTGTCTCCTAATCATAGCAGTAGTAACATTACCACCAGTCATTTGACCTAATTTTGCCGCCATCTCTTCATCACTCAATAGCTTTTGATTATTTTTGATGAACTCCAACTCCTCCTGATTCCATCTTTTATATGTTGCCATAATATGGTCCTTTCATAATTAAATATTGACTAAAGTGTATAAAACTATATAATAGTAACGAGTTGCTAACTTTACGCAAGGAGTTTTTAATGAATAAGCCAAATTTTTCTGAATTGGTCCCATCTGTATTAGATGTTAAAGCAACTGCTGATTTTCATATATCAGAAGAAGAATTAAATCTACCAGAATCAAAGACCATAGCAGAGTTACTAGATGAGACAAAAGAAACAGAAAAAGTTAAAAATAACTAATAATAAATCTTTACCAAAAGATGTTTCCGAAGAGGACTTTTTAAAGGTATTAGATAATATAACAAAAAGACTAGGCCATAAATTCAAGTTTGGCTATCATGAATTTGATGATATGAAGCAGCAGGCTGCTATTTTTGCTTTAGAAGGATTAGAAAAATACGACTCTTCTAGGCCATTAGAAAATTTTCTGTGGACCCACGTAAGAAATCGACTTTTCAATTATAAAAGAAATAATTACCAGAGACCAGATAAGCCATGTTTTACTTGTCCCCTTTTTGATAAAGCATACAAGTGTTCAAATAATCAATGCTCTAAATATACTAATAAAAAAGATTGTGACTTATATGCGGCTTGGGCAGCTAGAAATGATGCTAAGAAAAATATTATGCAACCAACGTATATTGATAATGAAATAGATAATCCTATTTTTTCAGAAAATAACCTATTATCTTCTATCCAAAATAAAGAGATTATAGATTTTCTAGATCAAAATATAGAGACAGAATATAGAGAATACTATTGCAAATTAAAAAATGGGGAAAAGTTATCAAAACAAAATTTAGTTAAATTGCAAAAACATATTCAAAAATTAATGGAGGATAACGAGTGGATAGTAAACAAGTTCCTAAAAAAAGAGGACAATTAAGTCTTGATGAAGAAAGATACATCAGAGATAATGTTCAAAGACTGCCATTGCAAAGCATAGCAGATAATCTAAATAGAAATATAGATCCTATTAAAAGATTTATTAATGAGGAACAATTATTAGCTGGTGATTCTAAAGAAGAAATAGAATATTTAAAAATTAAATTACACAGTAAAAACTTTTGGTCTGAAATAAAAAGACAATTTGACGAAGACACTGGCGAACTAGAATACTTCGAAAATACTTGGGTAAGTCTTATTAAACAATTTAGAGAAGACGTATTACCAGCAGAAGAATTACAAATTAAACAGTTTATTACAATAGATATTCTAATAAATCGTAGTATGAAAGAAAGAAAAAGGCACATAGCAGAAACTGAAAAACTTCAAAGACAAGTAGATAAAGAATATGAAAAACCAGAAGATCAAAGAGATATTCCAAAATTAGCCAATCTTGAAACTCAACTTAGCTTTGCTCGTAATAGCATTGCTAATTATACTAACGAGTATACAAAACTACTTAATGAGCAGCAAAAAATCAGTAAGGATCTTAAAGCAACGAGAGAACAAAGAATCAAAAGGATAGAAGATGGGAAAAGCAGCTGGGTTGGACTAATTAGAATGCTTGAAGATGAAGAAGTAAGAGAACGAGAAGGAAGAGAAATGGAAATTTTATCCATGGCTACAGAAAAATTTAAGAATAAATTACAAGAATACCATTCTTATAATGATAAAAAATTAGATAGACCTTTATTAACTCCAGAAAGCATTATTAAGGACGAGGAATGATATGAAAATAGCAATGATATCCGGAGCAACAGGACAGGACGGATCTTATTTATCGGATCATTTATTAGAAAAAGGATATAAAGTTATTGGTTTACATAGAAGGTCCAGTGTTAATAATTTTAGTAGACTATCTCATAGTTTATTGAATACAAATTTTTATTTGGAGGAGTTTGATGTAACAGATCCATCTGTGGTTGGATCTTTAATTTCTAAATATCAGCCAGATGAATTTTATAATCTAGCATCACAAAGTCATGTTGGAACAAGTTTCAAACAACCTTCAACAACTTTTGAGATAGGAACTATTGGAGTAATTAATATACTAGAGGCTATTAGGCATTATTCTGCAGATACTAAATTTTATCAAGCAAGTACCAGTGAAATGTTTGGTAGAAATTTCTCTACTGATTCTTTAGGAAATAAATACCAAGATGAGAATACGGAACTTTTGCCACAAAATCCATATGGTGTTGCCAAATTAGCAAGTCATAGAATGGTTCAAATATATAGAAATGCGTATAATATTTTTACGTGCTCTGGAATACTATTCAATCACGAAAGCCCAAGAAGAGGCGAGAACTTTGTAACAAGAAAAGTAACAAAATATATAGGCAAAGTTATTAATAAAAAAACTAATGAGAATCTTAAACTTGGAAATTTAAATTCTAGCAGAGATTGGGGACATGCAAAAGACTATATAAAGGCTATGCATCTAATGTTACAAAAAGATTCTCCTTCTGATTATGTTATTTCTTCTGGAGAAAGCCATTCAGTATTAAGCTTTGTTAAAAAAGCATTTGATTACGCAGGATTGTCATATAAAGAATACGTCGAAATAGATCCTGAATTATATAGACCAGCAGAGGTAGAGTATTTAAAAGGACTTTCAACAAAAGCTCAAAATGAACTGGGCTGGCGTCCAGAAATATCATTTGATAATTTAATAAAAGATATGGTAGATTCAGATATAAAACTAGAGAAAGATTAATTATGCTTAGAAATTTTGATGATCCTTTATATAAAAAGTGGAGATCTGATATTTATAAAAGAGACAAATTCACTTGTCAGTGGCCAGGGTGCTCTAGTAATAAAAAATTAAATGCTCATCATATCAAAAAATGGAGCGATTATCCTAATTTACGATTCGTTACCTCAAATGGAATAACTTTGTGCAGAGATCATCACAATACAATAAAAGGGATGGAAGAGCAATACGAGGTGGCCTTTTTAAGAATCATACTGAGTAAAAATAATGACAAGTTATCCTGATTTTACAATCATAGTTGATACTAGAGAGCAACAGCCTTGGAAGTTCAAATATCAAGCTACTGCCTCAAGAAAACTAGACACTGGAGACTATAGCATAGAAGGATTAGAGAATATCCTATGCATTGAGAGGAAAAAGAGCGTTAGTGAAATTGCCAACAATATTACTGAAAAAAGATTTAAAGATGTTCTTAATAGAATGAAAGAATACAAATATCCTTTTATGTTATTTGAATTTAATTTGGAGGATATATATAATTTTCCAGTTGGATCTAATGTTCCTAGACATGTTTGGGAAAAATTAAAAATATCTCCAGCATTTATTATTAAAAATATTAACGAATTTCAAATATATTTTGGTATAAGAATATTATTTTGTGGATCTGCCAATAATGCAGAAAAAATAGCAGAAGCTCTCATGAGAAAAATATATGAAGTCGAAAGAAAAGACAAGCCAATTTTTTGATGATGCCTGGCTTGGCCTAGGAGATCTATCATTAATTAATATCGATCATAATCTTATGATCAACAGAAGCAAAGAGGATATTGAAAATCCAGATTTGCATCTTATGAGAATTATAAAAGATCCCAAGTATCTTGGTAGTACAGTAAAGCTATTATTTGGAATAGAGCTTCACCCCATACAAGTTGCAATATTACAAGAATTTTGGATAAGACCATTCCCCATGTTCATAGCTAGTCGTGGATTTGGTAAATCTTTTTTAATGGCTTTATATTGTATATTAAAATGCGTCTTTATTCCTGGTACAAAAATTGTTGTTGTTGGCGCAGCATTTCGTCAAAGTAAAATCATATTCGAATATATGGAAACTATTTGGAAAAATAGCGCAATATTAAGAAGCATATATAATGGTAATGACGATGGGCCAAGACGAGACGTTGATAGATGCACAATGAGATTAGGAGATAGCTGGACAGTTGCTATACCAATGGGTGACGGTTCCAAGATTAGAGGCTTAAGAGCACACATAATCATAGCTGACGAGTTTGCATCCATATCTCCTGACATATATGAAACAGTTGTGTCTGGATTCGCAGCAGTATCCGCAAACCCTATACAAAACGTTAAAGAAGAAGCAAAAAAACAAGCAATGATAGAGTCCGGAGTTTGGAACGAAAAATTAGAAGAACTTAGTATAAAAATGGGTAATCAAGCAATTATCTCTGGTACCGCTGATTATTCTTTTAAACATTTTGCTGTATACTGGAGAAGATATAAAGAAATTATAAGTAGTAGAGGAGACACTCAAAAATTACAAGAAATTTTTAAAGGAGAAGTTCCCTCTAATTTTAATTGGAAAGACTATAGTATTATTAGAATACCATATGAATTAATTCCAAAAGGTTTCATGGATGACAAACAGGTAAGTAGAGCTAAAGCTACTATACATACCGGTATATATAATATGGAATATGCTGCTTGTTTTACAGAAGACAGCGACGGATTCTTTCGCAGAAGCCTTATAGAAGCTTGTGTTGTTTCAGATACTAAACCTCTACTAATAGACGATAAACCCATTTTATTCGAACCAACAACCACAGGCAATGCAAATCTACAATATGTTTATGGTATAGACCCAGCATCCGAACAAGATAATTTTAGTATTGTTGTTTTAGAAATACATCCAAACCATCGACGTATAGTTTATGTATGGACAACTAATAGAGCAAATTTTAAAGAACGACAAAAAGCCGGCACTATTAATGAACATGATTTTTACGGATTTTGTGCGAGAAAAATAAGGAATCTCATGAAAACATTTCCATGTGCTAGGATAGGGATGGATGCTCAGGGCGGCGGAGTTGCGATAGAAGAAGCTTTGCACGACCCATCAAAAATTGAAGCTGATGAATTGCCAATATGGCCTTTTATAGACAATAGTAAAATAAAAGATACCGATGATCAGCAAGGATTACATATACTAGAGCTAGTTCAATTTGCTAAGGCTGATTGGACAGGTCAGGCTAACCATGGTTTAAGAAAAGATTTTGAAGATAAGGTAACTTTATTTCCTAGATTCGACAATCTTAGTCTTGGATTAGCTTTAGATAGCGAAGGCAAAGATATTATGTCAACAGATTTAAATCCATTATATGATAGTTTAAGTGAATGTATTTTAGAAATAGAAGAACTAAAAAATGAATTAACAACTATTGTAATGACACAAACTAGCACAGGAGCAAACGCTAGAGATAGATGGGATACTCCTGAAGTTAAAATGCCAAATGGAAAAAGAGGAAGATTGCGAAAAGACCGTTATAGCGCATTAGTGATAGCTAATATGATGGCTCGACAAATGACAAATAGTCTTAAACCGATAGAATATGAAGTTATTGGAGCTAATATGAAAAATTTAACATCTAATGTTAATGGTCAAATGTATAAAGGGCCAGATTGGTTTACTTCTGAAGTTAATGATGATATATATAAAGGAATATACCGCTAGGGTGTATAAATTTATCAATTCTATTACAATCCTATTACAATATAATTAAAAAATTATGGCCAAAAAATATCCAAAAAGTGAAGCTATACAAGACGCCAGTTTAATAAATCAAGAAGCATATGTTACATGGGGAGATGACTTAGAAAGCAAAAAAAATGCACTAAAAGAATCATCTCATTCTCTAGAAGAATATTCTGGTATACAAAAATCAGAAGCTTATAGAAGATGGGGATTGGATTATTCTAGACTAGATACAAATACTGGTAGTCGCCCAGGACTAACCAGAAGCGCATATGATTATTTTAGGCCAGACGAAGCAGTTCCAAATAAAAGTAAAGAAATCATTAGAAAAGCAGAAGACATATATCAGAGAGTTGGTTTAGTAAAAAATGTTATAGATCTCATGGGAGACTTTGCTGTTCAAGGAATAAAATTAGTTCATAAAAACAAAAGAATAGAAAGATTTTATAGAGCTTGGTTCAAAAAGATTAAAGGTAAAGATAGAAGTGAAAGATTTTTAAATAATCTATATAAAACGGCAAATGTAGTAGTACATAGACAAACAGCAAAACTTAGTATTAAAGCTGCTGATAAAATGTATAAAGCCACCGCGGCTGCAGATATAGAAGTATTAGACATAGATAATGATAAATTTGAAAAAAGAGAGATACCTTGGAAATATACATTTATCGATCCAGTATTTGTTGAAGTGAGCGCTGGTCAATTATCTTCATTCGTAAGTAATAAAAGATACGATTTAATTGTTCCTGGTACTTTAAGAAAAATTATTCTTAATCCTCGTACAGAAGGAGAAAAAGAAGTAGTTAGTAATTTACCATCACAAATCATAGAAGCTGCTAGGGCCAAAAAACCATATCCTCTAGACCCAAACAAAACACTAGTGTTTCATTATAAAAAAGATGATTGGCAGATATGGGCATTTCCTATGATATATGCAATCATGGATGATATCACAGTAGTTGAAAAACTTAAATTAGCAGATATGGCAGCTTTAGACGGAGCCATATCAAATATACGTATTTTTAAATTGGGCAGTCTAGAGCATAAGATAGCCCCTACTAAAGCAGCAACAGCTAAGCTTGCTCAGATTTTAGGAAATAATGTTGGTGGAGGCACAATGGATTTAGTTTGGGGGCCAGATATAGAATTATTAGAGAGCAACACCAATGTTCATAATTTTCTTGGAGAAAGTAAATATATACCACATTTAAATAGTATATACGCTGGACTTGGTATTCCTCCAACTCTTACAGGTACTTTTGGAGCAGCAGGAACTACCAATAATTTTATTTCTTTAAAAACATTAACCCAAAGATTACAGTATGGTAGAGATGTTCTTATAGATTTTTGGGAAAAAGAGATAGCATTAGTTCAAAAAGCTATGGGATTTAGATATCCAGCTAAAATTGAATTTGATAGAATGGACCTAAGCAATGAGGATACTGAGAAAGCACTACTCATTCAATTAGCTGATAGAAATCTAATAAGTGATGAATTATTACAAAGCAGATTTGGTTTTGATCCAGACATAGAAAAAACTAGACTAAATAGAGAAAGCAGAGAAAGAGATAGTGATAGAATGGTACAAAAAGCAGGGCCGTGGTTTGATCCAGAGCTTGACAATTCTTTGAGAAAAATTGCTCTACAAACAGGAATAGTAACACCAAGTCAGGTCGGTCTAGAATTAGATAAGAAAAAACCAGGAGAAAAGTCTGCTCTTGAGTCAAAAATACCTTCATCACCAATTAAATCTCCTAAACCAAATATTAATGAACAATTACCAGGACAACCAGGACAAGGTAGACCAAAAAATAGTAGAGATCAAGAAAAAAGGAAAACCAAAGTATTCTCTCCTCAAACAGGAGCCAGCTTATTGATTTGGGCTAATGATGCCCAAGATAAAATTAATGAAATTATTAATCCTATTATGTTAGAGTTTTTTAATAAGAAAAATTTAAGAAGTCTATCAAACGAACAAAATAAAGAATTAGATCAGGTTAAAAATAAAATCTTTTTTTCCATGAATCCTTTTGACAATATATCAAATGATTTAATACATAAAATATTTGGTAATATTAATCAAGAAGACAATAAAAACATCATTACGGGGTATAATAATTGGTTAAAGTCATTATCTTCTCAGCTTGATAAGCAATTAACTGTTGAAGAACAAAAATATGCAAAGTCATCATTTTATTCTTTTATATATACAACTAACTAAAAACGAGGGTTAAATTATGCTAGTTTTTGAACAAGAAATTCAAGATGGCTTAGAAGAACGCATCAAATCGCAAGCATCTATTAGTTATGCTTGTCATGTAGAACCATCAGAATCTAATAATCATAATATTAAAAATATCAAATCTTTAGCTTCTTTAAGTGATAATGACTTATATTATGTTCAATCTATCTTAGTAACTTCTAGCTGGAATAAAAATGACGATATATTTGATAAATCAGAAATATGGCTAGCTAGACACACTCCAGAAGATAAGCCAACAAATTTAGAACATGACGAAGCTCTTATAATAGGGCACATAACATCAAATTGGCCTATTACGGATGACGGAATATTAATAAATGATAATACTCCAATAGAAAATCTTCCAAATAAATATCACATATTAACTGGATCTGTTATTTATAGAGCATTTACTAATCCTGAGTTAAAAGGAAGATCAGAAAAATTAATATCTGAAATAGAAAATGGAACAAAATACGTTAGTATGGAATGCTATTTTAAGGGTTTTGATTATGGATTACAAAATAAAGATACTGGAGAATTTAAAGTTTTAGCCAGGAATAATGACACTGCATTTTTGACCAAACACCTTAGGGCTTATGGTGGAATAGGAGAACATGATGGATACAAAGTTGGTAGAGTTTTAAGAAATGTAACCTTTTCTGGCAAAGGCTTTGTTGATAGACCAGCTAATCCAGATAGTGTTATATTTACCAAAGACATTTTATTAAACGATAAAGATAATCAAAATTTAGTTAATTTGACAGAAAAAAAAGACGATTTAATATTATCAGGTGTATCTACAATTACGTCAACAGCACAAATGGAGAATGTCACTATGAGCGTAGAACAAGAAATAGCTGATATGAAAACAAAACTAGAGGCTATGAACAATTGCTCAGATGCCGTAAAAGATGCTTATGCTCAGGCTTCAGAGCTAAAAGAACAAACCAATATTTTAGAAACTGCTATTAAAGCTCATGAAGATAAAATCGCTGAGCTAACCGCTGCTTTAGAAGCTGCTGTTATTGAGAAAGAAGAAGCAGCCAAGAAAAAAACAGAAGAAGAAATGACCAAAGAAGAAGAAATGAAAAAAGTCAAAAGCGAACTTGAAGCTGCTAATGAAGTAATCGCTGGATATAAAATGAAAGAAGAAGAAATGGCTAAAAAAGAAAAGAAAATGAAAAGAGTAGCAGATCTTCTTGAAACTGGTCTTAATAATGATACAGTCATTGCTACAGTAGATCAGTTTGAGCATCTTGATGATTCTTCTTTTGAAGGCATCAAAACTCTTCTAGTTTCTGCTATGAAAAAAGAAGCTAAGCCAGAAGTTGTAGAAAAGAAGAAAGCATCAGAAGAAATTGCTGATGAATCTGTTCTTGAAACAGCAGAACCAGAACAGACAGTAGAACTCGGAGTTGGAGGCGAACCTGAAACAGAAGTTTCCAATACCAGAGCTGCTTTAGTAGATTTTGTTTGTAGCAGATTAGGCAAAACACTCAATAAGGGAGAATAAAAATGGCTCTAAAACCAGATCGCGTAGAACTTTTAACAAACGTTTCTTTCTTCATGACAGCAAAAGAGTTTAGAGGCGGCATTGCTTGTGTTAAAACAAGCGGAGCCGGAGCTTCTATGGACGATGCAGGCGCTGTCGTAGAATATGCATCAGCCGTCACTGGCAAACCAGTTGGCGTTTTACTAAATGATGTTGTTGATCTTGATCTCACAAGACAACATATCAATTGGTACAAAGATGAGGTTCAGGTTGGTGGCAAAGTTACACTTTTGCGTCAAGGAGAAGTTGTAACAAACATGCTAGTCGCTGGAATTAGTCCAGCCGCTGGAGATGCTGCTTATGTAGGTGTTAGTGGTTTAATTGGCACATCAAGTGCCAGTAGTGCTGCTAAGATTGGTCAATTCCTCAGCAGTAAAGATGCTGACGGCTATGCAAAAGTTTCAGTAAACATTGTCTGATTAAATTAATCAATAAATCAAGGGAGAACTAAAAATGGCTAGAGACACACAGGTTTTTCAACCGACTCCAGAATTAACAGATCTGCTTGTTCGTTCTGGCTCACTAAATGCAGAAGTATCTCTAAGTGCAAACAGAGAGTTTGCTAAAGCTCTAGAATTACCTCTAAGGCAGGGCGTTCTTAGTGGCGATATTCTGAGCGGTATCTTTGAACCAATTCGTTTGGCTCAAAGTGCTACCCCAGAGTTCCCCTTAGATTTTCTTGCTCCTGGCACCGAAAAGGACTTTGTTGCTTATACAATTCCTAATCATGGATATATTCCAGAGCGTCATGTTGAGAGCGACTACGTCATGGTTCCAACCTATGACATTGGAGCTAGTATCGACTATCTTCTAAAGTATGCCCGCGATGCCCGTTGGGATGTCGTTGGTCGTGCAATGGAAGTTTTAGAAGCTCAATTTGTTAAGAAGATGAATGATGATGGTTGGCACACCATTCTTGCTGCTGGCTATGATCGTAATATTGTTGTATTCGACAGCGATGCTGCTGTTGGTCAATTTACCAAGAGATTGGTAAGTTTGATGAAAACAGTAATGCGTAGAAACGGCGGAGGTAACTCTGCTAGTAATAACCGTGGCCAACTAACTGATCTTTATGTCAGTCCAGAGGCTATGGAAGATATTCGTAACTGGGGTGTTGATCAAGTTGATGAAACAACCAGACGCGAAATCTACACTGCTGCTGATGGTTCTTTGAATCGCGTATTCGGTATCAATCTACATGATATCGACGAGCTAGGAGAAGGCCAAGAGTATCAGTTGTATTACACAAGTACTCTCGGTGGCTCTATGCCACAGTCATCACCAAACACCGACGTTGAAGTTGTTGTTGGTCTTGATCTACGCAAGAGAGACAGTTTTGTAATGCCAGTTCGTGAAGAGGTTCAAATTTTTGAAGATAATACACTACATCGTCAAAAGAGAGCCGGATTCTACGGATGGGCTGAACAGGGCTTCGCAGTTCTAGACAATCGTAGAGTGCTTCTTGGCTCACTCTAATATAAACAATCATATTTCTATATGACAAACTGGGCTGGCTTTTGCCAGCCTTTTTTGTTATATATAAGGTGTAAAATAATATAGTCCACCACTCTTGGAGACTTCATAATGTCATGGCAAAAAGAAATAGTATCAATAGTAAGAATATTAATTAATGATATTAATCAGCCGTATTCTTATAGTGATCAAAGATTATATCAGACCATAGCAGTAGCAGCTAAATATGTTCAATTCGAAGTTGTTCTTGACAGATCATATGAAGTTAATGTTGTTAAACCAGAAATAACTCCAGATCCTACTATATATAACGATAGTATATTTGTTAGTTTAGTTGGATTAAAAACAGCATGCATACTAGATCAAAGTAATTTCAGAACCAAGGCTTCTTTAGAAGGCATAAGGGCTGCCCTAGGCCCAGCACAACTATCTGTTGCCGGTAGTTTGGCAGGATGGCAGTCTATTATAGATCATGGTCCGTGTAAACTATATTCTGATTTAGCAGAACATTGGGATGTGCAAAATGCCACAGCCATCGCCGCTATACTCAGTCCTTTTGTTGGTAATAGATTTGATCCTGAGATGTTACCGTATACTAATGACAGAGGCAGAAATCTATATTCATAATATTTTAAAGGTCAAAATATGCCAGCATCAAAATATGACTTTTCTATTGAACAAGGAGCATCTTATAAATTATCTTTAACATATAAAGATAACGATGATAATCCAATTAATATTACTGGTTGGTGCGCCAGATTAACATGGACCACAGATGAGGGAGTAACACAAACATTTAATACTAATAATTTAGATCATAGTATATATAAATTTCAAATATCTGGTGTTCAAGGACGAATTTTATTACAAATACCAGCAGTAACAACAAATGGATTTTTATTTGAAAATGCTAAATATGATTTAGAATTAGAAAGTCCTAATGAAATGTATTCTGGTGGTGGTAATGAGATTATTAGATTATTATATGGAACAATAATTATTGTAAAAAGATTCAGCACTTCTTCTTCATTGTTGGAGTGTCAACCATGAACGATTATACTGTTACTGTTGATTTAGAGTATTCTAATCTAACAATAGAATCTGGTAAAATAGACGATATTAATATAGTAGAAATAGATAGATACGGTAATGCACAAATAAATATAACTTCTCAATATCCAACATTATCTCTCTTAGAATTACCAACAGGCTATCCTATTAATGATACTGTTGGAGATTTACCGCACACAAGAGTTAGTGGTCTAGCAACATATATACAGTCATTTATTCCTCAACAATCTGCTATTTCTATAAATGGAGGTACTCCATAATGCCTCGCGGAAATTTAGTACAAATTAGAAGAGGAACAAAATCACAATGGGTTTCAGCAAATCCTATTTTAGCAAACGGCGAGATGGGATTTGAAATAGATACAGGAAGACTTAAAATTGGCGATGGATCTTTGAGGTGGAATAATTTAAACTATATTGGTACATCAGAAAATTTAATTAAAGTTTATAATAATACCGGGTTTTCTATACAAAAGGGACAAGCCGTATATTTTACAGGTTATGATACAGAATATAGCGTACCATTAGTAAGCCCATACATTGCCAATGGCACCATATCTGAACAGCTATATGCAGGGTTAATGTTAGAATACGCTTCTGATGGAGATTATGGATTCATTGTCAATTTTGGAAGTATATATAATCTTGATACTAGTGGAGCAATTTCTAATATATCAGACGGCAATGAGTCTTGGTCTAATGGCGATGTTTTATATGTACACCCATTTGATTATGGCAAACTTACAAAGATTAAACCAAATAAAAACATTATACTAGTAGGTATTATATCTAGTGCCAATCCTGTTAATGGAGTAATTTTAGCCAGATCTTTTATAAATCCAAGGCTTAGTCAATTAAATGAAATTGCTTTTACAAACTCTCTTTTAGATAATAGCTTAATAAAATATGACACAACTAGTCAAAATTGGAAGAATTCGACTGAGATCGATGGAGGGATGGTTTAAGGTGTAATTTATAATAGTTCTTTTAAATAAAATAATCCAATCAATAGAGGTTAAAATGGCCAATACTATCAGAATTAAAAGAAGACCATCAAGCGGATCTGCTGGATCACCATCAGCAGCATCACTATATAATGGAGAATTAGCCTTTAATGAAAATGATAATATTTTATATTATGCTTATGGAAGCGGAGTAGGTGGAATATCAACAGCGGTGCCTGCTATAGCTGGTAGTGGAGCATATTCATTAAGAGGTGGAACTAATGCTACTGGAACATGGCCAATAAGTATCAATGGAAACTCCGCCTACGCAACAAATGCTGTTTATACAACAGGAAATCAAAATGTTAATGGGGAAAAAACATTTAGATCTACTGTGTTTGTAGAAGATACTATTAGAATAATTGGTTCTGGTGGTGCTGGTTCTAATGTCCTTATGGATGCTGATACGGCTTCTATTGGTCTTTTTACCAGCAACTACAGATATAATGCACTAGGTTGGTATGATAAAGATATGTCACTAGAAAATGGAACTATTGGCAATACTACTATAGAATCTACTTTTGGTAAAGTTATTTTAACTGGAAGTTCTGGAGTTCAAATAGGAGATGGTGGCAACGGCACAGGAGTGGACGTAGCTGCTGCTACAACAAGCTCATCAGGAACTCACTTTGCAGCTTTTACAAATTATTCTAATGGCGGAGTTATTAAAGCTCGAACAGCAGCACAGGTTAAGGGAGATATTGGACTAGGAAATGTTGAAAATACAGCATTATCATCAGTAACATTTACTGCTGGAAGTGGATTAGCTGGTGGAGGAACATTAGCTGCTAATAGAACATTTAATATTGGTCAAGGTGATGGTATTAGCGTAAGTGCTGATGCTATTGCTGTTGACAATACTGTAGTAAGAACAACGGGAACTCAAACTATCAATGGAAGCAAAACATTTGGCAATGCATCCACATTCAATAGCGGTATTAGTATTGGGGATACAATAAATTATTTAACTGGAAATGCACTAGTCATCAATTGGGGCGATGGCGGTGGACAGCTTGCTTCTTTTATTAACAATGCTAGTCAGCTAAATAATAGTATAAATTTAAATGCAATTACAACATTTGATAACGTAAGTTACAATAGTTTATTTCCTTTTATAATCGATCCAACCGGATATAATGGTTATGGTGCTGTCACTCAAGGTTTTTGGAGGGGTGAGCAAATAGAAGTAAATAGAGGTGGTACTGGACGATCTTCATACTCTAATGGTCAGTTATTAATTGGTAGTGGTACAGGTCTTGCAGCTAATACTTTAACAGCTGGTTCTAATGTTCAAATTACCAACGGTTCTGGTACTATCACAATAGCAGCAACAGGACTTGCTTTATCGTCTAGAACTTTAACTGCTGGAAGTGGATTGGTTGGTGGGGGAGATCTTAGTGCTGATAGAACATTTAATATTGGTCAGGGAGATGGTATAACCGTTAGTGCCGATAGTATTGCTGTTGATAGTACTGTTGTTCGCACAACTGGCAATCAAAGCATTAATGGAGTTAAGACTTTTGGTAATAGAATAAATATATCCCATACTGGATCCTTTGCTAATATACCATCTTTGAATATTGTTGGCGGTGGAGACAATTATTTTGATTATTATACTGGTCAACAAGGTGCATCTTCTGGATATTTGTTAGTGGGTACTCATTCGGATATCACAACTGCTCCATTCAGAATAGCTTTTGATCTTGTTGGAGGAGCCGCTATAACTAATGGTGAATGGAGAGCATCCACAATCTCTGTGGATAAAGGAGGCACTGGAGCCACCACGCTAACCTCTAATAATATCCTTGTGGGTAATGGAACTAATGCAATATCGGCCCCTTATAGTGTTGAAACAATACTAACTGGTGGATCATCAGCATTACCAAGAGCGGATGCTGTTAAAACCTATGTTGACAATATGATTGGTAGTGGCATTGCCACCAATGATGCTATGATTTTCAAGGGAACAATAGACTGTTCAACTAATCCTAATTATCCAGCGGCCGATAGAGGTTGGGTATATAAAATTAGTGTTGCTGGTAGAATTGGTGGGGCTTCTGGCCCAGTAGTAGAAGTTAACGATACAATAATTTGTGGAACAGACGGTACTGCTGCTGGCACTCATGCCTCTGTTGGTAGTAATTGGAATATTTTACAAACAAACATTGTTGATGCTAGTATTTTAGTAACCGGCCCAACTAGCGCCACTAGCGGCAACTTTGCTATGTTTGATGGAACAACAGGAAAGATTGTTAGAGACAGCTCTTTAAATTCTAGTAGTTTTGCTACTGCTAATCACACTCACGGAAACATAACAAATGCTGGAGCTATAGGATCAACAGCAAACTTGCCAATTATAACAACAACTGCTGGAGCATTAACAACAGGAAGCTTTGGATCAACAGCTAATACTTTTTGTCAAGGTAATGATAGCAGACTGAGTGATACTAGAAATACCACAAATTCTATTACCGTTAATAATGGTGGAGCCGGAGATAGTTCTAGTTTTACATTTAATGGTAGTGCGGCCAGAACAATTTCTTATAACAGTATTGGTGCGCCTTCTATAAGCGGAACTAATGCTACTGGTACTTGGAATATTAGTGTAACAGGTAATGCTGGTACAGTAACCAATGGAGTATATACTAATGGTTCATATGCCGACCCATCATGGATAACTAGTTTAGCCAAATCTAAGGTAGGATTAAGTAATGTAGAGAATACTGCTCTTAGTACTTGGGCTGGTAGTGCTAATCTTACAACTCTCGGCACAGTGGTTACTGGAACATGGAATGCAACCACGATTGCTGTTGACAAAGGAGGAACCGGCCAAACTTCTTATACTAATGGTCAATTATTAATAGGCAATACTACTGGTAACACATTAACTAAAGCCACATTGACACAAGGAACAGCAATAGATATTACTAATGGAGGTGGCAGCATAACGATTGGCCATAATGATACTTCAACATTGACTGGTGCCCAAGGAAGTAATGGTATTGCTAGTTTTACTGTTGATGGAATGGGACACGTTACAGCAGTAACCACGGCAACATACTTAACCGCAGGAACAGTATGTGCTGCTATTGTTGATTGCTCACTAGATGGCGGAACGTTCTAAATAGTTAGAGAAAATTAAATGCCAAATATTATACAACATAAAAGGAGTAGCACTCCTGGTGCTGTTCCGCTAGCTACTGGACTAAGCCAAGGTGAATTAGGAATAAATATAGGAGATGGTAAATTATATACTAAAAATAGTAGTAATGCTATTATTAATCTTGGTGTTAGTAGTATAAGTGGAACATATATTACCCCAGCTAGTGGTACATTTCAGACTATCCAATTTAATACCAATGTTGAACCCGATTTATTAAGAGGTCAAATTGGATGGAATGACACCGAAGGTACTGTTAATGTAGCTCTTACAGATAATACTGATATTCATATTGGCCAACATAATTTTTATAGAGTAAGAAATCAAACTGGGTCTGTGCTTTATAAAGGCCAAGCTGTTTATGCTACTGGTGTTCACAGCAATGGAATTATTACACCGTCCCTATATGTTGCAAATGGTAGTGTTCGTGAAGTCCGTTTCATTGGACTCATTTTAGAAAATATAAATAATAATAATAATGGTTATGCTATACAGTTTGGACATGTAACAGAAATTGACACTCGCGGAAATGTAGCAAGCAATATAGCTGTTGGAAATGAAACTTGGGCAGACGGTGACATATTATATGTTCACCCTACTGTATCTGGTAAGTTAACCAACGTTGAACCAAAACACTCTATTTCTACTGCTATAATTTTGGATGCTGCTAGTAATGGCAAAATTTTTGTAAGACCAACTAGTTATGGCCATTTGAATGACAACCACGATGTTAATGTTAGTGGGGTGACTAATGGTCAATTCTTACAATATAATTCATCCACCGATTACTGGGTTCCTAGTAGTAGCGGGAATTTTACTTCTTTAAGTGTGAATGGCACTGGAGTAATATCTAGTAGCGGAGGAACAACTAACTATATAAGTAAGTTTACTGGTGGTTCGACTATTGGTAATAGTCTAGTTTTTGATAATGGTACTAATGTTGGTATTGGAACAACAACTCCGACTAGTCAACTTCATGTTATTGGTACTGGATTATTCTCTAGTGCATTATTAGTTAACAATAATATTGTTTGGCATAGTGGTAATTTTGATAGTAGTAATATTGTTAGAACTACTGGAACTCAAACTATTAGTGGAGTTAAAACATTTGCTGATGGTTTAAAAGTAGTTGGTAATGGTGCTGGTGTTCCGATAGAACTGGGAGTGTCTCAGGATGCTATTGTTTTATTTGGTAAAACTAGTAATGGTCTGGGTATAGGTA